AGCTACAAGCATGTATGAAACACCTACAGTAAGAGCATACAAAGGTATTACAACTATGTTAGATAATTTAACAGAGTATATGAGTACTACAGCTGTTACAGCAGGTAGAGATGGTAATATAAATTCTCTGCTTAGAATAGCTAAAGAGTTTGATGCTATACGTCAATCATATAAAGGCGTAGCAAAAGATTTAGAAGCAGAACAAGAATCTCATGTAAGAGGAGGTCAACAATTAGGTTATGATCAGATGTAAAAACTATGAGTGAAATCTATGAAGATATACCTGTTTATGAAAACAATGAATGGACAACAATAAGTTTTAATTCAAGAAGAGAGCTATATGAGTATGTGAAATCTACTTTTAAAGAGCCTGGTAAATATGAGTTTGATGAAACAGCACAGTTATTTAATGAACAAGCAAGACTTTTCAGAAAACAAGGTGACGTATATTGTATGGCTCCTTTTAGAAGTAAGGATTTTGTAAAATACTGGGATTTTGAAAAGCAAAAATCCAGGAAAGGTGTATTCTTTAAAAATAATAATAAGGTATGGTACTTACCAAGAGACTATTATTTCTGGATTAACTTTCTTCCAATCTATGATAAAATGAAAAAGAAGTTTGATTTTCCATTAGTTTGGGATGTACAGCTTCATATCTCTCTTTATGAGTGTTTAGCAGAACTAGATTATAAGCATGCTTCTATTCTAAAGAAACGTCAGATAGCCTCTTCATATTTTCATATGGGTAAACTTATAAATCAAATATGGTTTGAGGAAGGACCTATACTAAAGATAGGTGCTAGTTTAAAAGATTATATTAATGTAAATGGTAGTTGGAAATTCTTAGATGAATACAGAGCTTTTTTAAATGGGAGTACTGCTTGGTATAGACCTATGAATCCTGGTAAAGTTCTTACTTGGCAACAAAAGATTGAGGTTACAAAAGGAGGTAAGAAAAAGGATGTAGGTTTAAAAGGTATGATGCAAGGTATGTCATTTGAACAGTCTGCTACAAAAGGTGTAGGTGGTCCTTGTACTTATTTTTTTTATGAAGAAGCGGGTATTGCCCCTAGTATGGATAAAACTTATGAGTATGTAAGACCTGCAATGCAAGCTGGAGAAATAACTACAGGTATGTTTATAGCAGCAGGATCTGTGGGTGACTTAAAAGATTGTGGGCCACTAAAAGATTTTACATTATACCCTAAACAAAATAATATATATGCTGTAGAAACAGATCTTATAGATGAAACAGGCATGAGAGGAGAATCAGGCTTATTTATTCCTGAACAATGGGGTATGCCGCCACATATTGATAAATATGGTAATTCTTTAGTTGAACAAGCTTTAGAAGCAATAGACGGCATGTTTAAAAAATGGAAAAAAGAATTAAGACCTAATTTATATCAGTTAAGAATATCTCAGCATCCTAGAAACATTAAAGAAGCTTTTGATTTTAGAGAAGAGTCTGTATTTCCATTAAATTTGGTTGCAGACCAAGAAAGAGAAATAAATGAAGGAGCTTACCCTTATGAAACAGTAGATATACAGGAAAAACCTGACGGTTCTTTAAGAGTTAAAAAAATATCTAAAGCTCCAATTACTGATTTTCCTGTTAAAACAAATGCAGAAGATAAAACAGGAGCTATTGTAGTTTGGGAAAGGCCTGATAAAGATCCTGAGTTTGGAACTTATTATGCTTCTATTGACCCTGTTTCAGAAGGTAAAACAACTACGTCAGATTCATTATGTTCTATTTATGTTTATAAAACTGCTGTAAATGTTACACGGCATACAGAAGATAGAATAGAAAACTTTGTAGAAGGAGATAAAATAGTAGCTGCTTGGTGTGGACGTTTTGATGATATTAATGAAACGCATAAAAGACTCAGACTTATAATAGAATGGTATAATGCATGGACTCTTGTAGAAAATAACATATCTCTTTTTATTCTTTATATGATAAAGGAAAGAAAACAAAATTATTTGGTTCCAAAAAATCAAATGCTTTTCTTAAAAGAAGCTCAAGCAAACAAAACTGTTTATCAAGATTACGGTTGGAAAAATGCAGGGACTTTATTTAAAAATCATCTTTTAAGTCATTTAATTGAATGGCTAAAAGAAACTATAGATGAAGAAATAGATGATGAAGGAACTATTATAAAAAAGCATTATGGTATACGAAGATTACCAGATCTTATGGCTTTAAAAGAAATGCAGGCTTACAGACCAGGTGTAAACGTTGACCGTATTGTATCTCTAGCAGCTCTTATAGCTTTTGTTAAAATACAAGATTCTAACAGAAAGACTAAAGTTAGGATTGAAAATGAGATTCCAAATAAATTGGAAAATTCACAAAATTTGTATAAATTAAAGAGTACCCCTTTTAGAAATTTAGGTAGAAAAAAGTCTAACTTAAACTTCAAAAAAAAGAGGTCCCCTTATAAAAGACTACGTTAATGAAAATATATAACGCTCTTGATTTAAAGAAAGGAAAAAAAGCTGAAACTAAAAGGTTGTGGGCAGTGTCACAACCTTTACAGTTTATTCCTAAAAAAGAAAAAGACACAGACTGGTGTGCATGGAACATGGACTGGTTAGAGTGGAATGGTATTAAACAGATTAGAAGAAATGCTAGAAGACTCATGAAAAACTATAAGTTAGCAAAAGGTCTTATAGATAAAACAGATTATATTGTAGAAGAAGATAATGAAATGCTAGAGATTGTTGATCAATTAGCTATTGATGATGAAGCTCCAGCATTAGATTTAAAGTTCTATCCAATTATACCTAATGTAATAAATACATTAGTTGCTGAATTTGCAAAAAGAAATAGTAGAGTATCTTTTAGAGCTGTTGATGAGTTTACTCATAATGAAATAATGGAAGCTAAAAGAGCAGAAATAGAAAGTGCTCTAGTAAAACAAGCTGAGCTAAAGTTATTAAGCAAAATGATAGAGCAAGGAATGGATCCTCAAGATCCTGAAGTTGCTAAAATGATGCAAGAACAACTTAGTTTAGATAATATAAAAACACTACCTGAGATTAATGAATTCTTTTCTAAAGACTATGAAGTTATAGCTGAAAAATGGGCTTCTAAACAGATGATCATTGATGAGCAAAGATTTAGAATGGATGAGTTAGAAGAAATGGCTTTTAGAGATTCTCTTATTACTGATAGAGAATTTTGGCATTTTAAGATGTTAGAAGATGATTACATACCTGAAGTTTGGAATCCAGTACTAACATTCTATAATAAATCACCTAACTGCAGATATATATCTGATGGTAATTGGGTTGGAAAACTTGATATGATGACTGTCCCTGATGTAATAGATCATTATGGATGGTTAATGAATGAAGAACAGTTAGCTTCATTACAACAATATTATCCTATTAGTGCTGCGGGTTATCCTATTACAGGTTATCAAAATGATGGTACATATTATGATGCTACTAAATCTTATGATTGGAATGTAGGCTCTCCATCACTAAATTATAGACAATTAACGTCTATGAGAGATAACTTTATTAATAATGGTTCTGATATAGTAAGTTGGGTTCTTGGAGAGAGTGAAGATTATGGAACTGAGTGGGTTACCAACATGATGCGTGTAACCACAGCTTATTGGAAATCACAACGTAAAGTAGGACACCTTACTAAAATAGATGAGACAGGTGCTGTAACTACAGATATTGTAAGTGAGGAATATACTATAACAGACAAACCCATCTATAATAATGAACTTATAAAGAATAAAAATACTTCTACGCTTGTTTTTGGTGAGCATATAGAGTGGATTTGGATAAATCAAGTTTGGGGCGGTGTAAAAATAGGCCCTAATGCACCTACATTTTTAGGAGCAGAAACAAACGGAATAAATCCTATATACTTAGGTATTAATCAAAATCATATAGCGCCATTAAAATATCAATTTAAAGGAGAAAATACTTTATATGGTTGTAAGCTTCCTGTAGAAGGTAAGATTTTTTCAGACAGAAATACTAGGTCTACATCATTAGTGGATATGATGAAGCCTTTTCAGATTGGTTATAACATTGTAAATAATCAGATAGCAGATATACTTGTTGATGAAATAGGTACAGTAGTTATGATAGATCAAAATACTTTACCAAAACATTCTTTAGGAGAAGATTGGGGTAAAGGTAATTTAGCTAAAGCTTATGTAGCTATGAAGGATTTCCAAATGTTACCTTTAGATACTTCTATTACAAATACAGAGAATGCATTAAACTTTCAACATTTTCAGAAACTTGATTTAGATCAGACTAACAGACTTATGTCTAGGATTCAATTATCAAATTATTTTAAACAACAAGCTTACGAAGTAATAGGTGTTAATCCACAAAGAATGGGACAACAAATTGCTCAAATGACTGCTACTGGT